GCTCCGTCAACAGTTGTTGCGGTCCAAGTTGTGATGCCGGACGGACCTCGCCAAGAGGTTCGGCCCGACACGACGGGCGGCACGCCCGCCTATATCGATGTGGAGACGAGCTAATGCCGATTGATGCCGACGTGCAAGCTGCGGCCAAGCACTTTGGGCTCGACCCCTCGCTCATTCAGGCAGTCGTTACGGCCGAAGGCAACATCATTCGGGCGGTGCAGTGCTCGGTCCCCTCGGTGGTGACCCGCGCAGAAGCGCTGGACATTCTCTGCCGCTCTTGCGTGCACGCCATGCGGGATTTCGTCGTGCAGCAGAACCAGCAGCAAGCCTTTGTCACCTTCTGGGGCGCGCGATGGGCACCAGTCGGCGCGACCAACGACCCCAAGGGTTTGAACGCGAACTGGGTCCGTAATGTCCTACGGCTCTCAGCGAAAGGGGCCGAGTGGCAGCCTACATAAAGAAAGTTCGCCTGCCGCCCGGTTGCGGCGATTCCCTCAACGAGCCTTACCTCTTTAACCCCTACATTCACGGCGACAACGGATTCTTCGCAACGCTTCGCAAGCGGGTTTGCCTGAAATGCAAGACGATGGGCGAGCACGATGAGAAGGGTCTCTTCGTGTGCTCGAAGTGCAGCACGACTCATACCAACAACCTGACAGCACCTCGCGCTTTCGACCGATTGCTATTGCTCTCCGGTCGAGGCGGCGGCAAAACGCTCGCGGGCGCTCATGCAGTTCGCCAGGAGTTGATGATTCCCAACTCTACGTGGTGGGCGATGGGTCCGACGTTCAAGATTCTCCACGACTCCACATTCCCCACCCTCGTCAAGCTCATCAATCCTGACTGGGTGTCCTCGTGGAGCGAAGAGCACATGGAGCTTCGCCTCAAGAACGGCTCGATGGTCGCCTTCCGTTCCCTCGAAGACCCGGAGCGAGCCCGCGGCCCCCACGGTATCTCGGGCGGCTGGTTCGATGAAGCCGCGCAGAGTCCTGAACGCGCCTACGATGTGTTCGAGCCCACCCTCATCAAAGCGGGCGGCATCGCTATCGCGTCAACCACGGTCCTCGGCTACGACTGGACCTACGACAAGATTGAAAAGAAGGCGCTCGTCTACAAGGAGCCGGGGTATTGGTCAACCCGCTGGTGGACAGAGGAGAACCCACTGTTCCGCAGCAACCCGGTGATGATGCGGCAAATCGAGCGGGCCAAGAAGACGATGGAACCGTCTTTCTACGCTCAAGAGTACAAGGCGGAGCGTCGGAACGCCACGGGTCTTGTCTACGACTACTCGCTGCTCGAACAACAGACCGTCCTGACCGCGGAGGAGATGAAGAAACTCATCCCCGAATGGCCCGCTATCGACCCCTCGCGCCCCGTGATTGTCGGCCTCGACTCTGGAGCGGACCATCCGTTCGGCGCAGTGATGATTGTGGCAACGGCGAAGGGGCTTGTGGTCGTCGGTGAATATCTGGAGCGGCAAAAGGCTATCAGCCAGCACATCGCGCCCATCGCTCTGAAGTTTGGGCTCGCTCGGTTCACCAATGTGAAATGGGCAGCGAACAAGAATGAGGCGAACCTCCGTCTGGAGTTCGGTCTCAAGGGCATCGGCGTCATCCCCGCGGAAAACAAGCACGAGATAGGCATTCAACGGGTACAGAGTTGGCTCTACACCAAGAATCTGCACTTCGCCTATACCGTCCCCAACACTATCGAGCAGATGCGGGCCTACCGCTACGCCAATAACAGCAAGCCCGATGGCACCAAGAAGACCAAGGAAGAAGTCTTCAAGTTCAAGGACGAACTTCCAGATGGTCTCCGTTATGCGGTGATGGCGTGGCCGGAACTGCCGGAACCAGAGGCTCCTGTCCGCACCAAGAAGGAACAAGACCGTTGGGACGCGATGTCTGACGAGACGCGAGCGGATGTGGAGCGCGTCATCGAATACGACAAACGCGGGGACTCCAAAGACCTGGAACCAGAACACGACCTATACCCAATGGGTGGGTTTTTCAATCCGATAGAGGAGAGCTATGTGGGTTAAAAGGCGGGACTACGACGACATGCTTGGGAGAGCGCTCGAAGCGAAGGGCGCGGTCGATGCGTTAGAGCGGCAAGTCGCCACTCAGAAGACTCACATCGAATGGATGGCGCACCGACTTACCCAACTTGAGCATGAACGTGCCCAATTGATTTACCGCTACATGGACGTGAAGATTTCCGTCCCCACTATCGAGCTTGATACGCCCGCGACTCCCGAAACCTCTAGCAGCATGTCTGACTTGCCGTCCTTCAACGATGTAGGCGACGAAGAAGCGAAGAAGCTGGGGCTCGATTGGGACGAGGACGGGCGCGTCACCCAGCATGGAAAGGCGATTGCGTAAATGGCGGACTTACTCTCACAGCCGTTCGATACGGCGATGGCAGAACAGGCGCGGAAAGCCGCTTCTGCCCCAGCAGCCGGTCCCGATGACTTGGGCGGGGATGGCCCGGACGACTCCCTTTATAGTGACGAAGAACTCCTCGAACTCTGGCAGCAAATCAAGCGTGAGACCATCGACCAGCAGTGGGTGTTTCACCGGCAGTGGCAGCGGAACATCTGGTACATCCTCGGGCGTCAGTGGATTGAGTACCAACAGAAGTGGGGCGGCTGGCGTGACAAGCGCATGGCCGCGTGGATTCCTCGGCCTGTCACGAACAAGTGCAAGGAGACGGTCCAGTCCATTCGGGCCATGTTCCAGTCAATCGCACTCAGCGTGAACATCCGCCCGAACGGGGAAGAGCCCGAAGCGATTGCGACAGCAGCAGCGGCAGATGACCTCGCGGTGCTGTTACATGAGACTCACCTCATGCCCCAGGCGATGAGTGAGTTTGACTTCTGGCTGTGCGCGACGGGCAATGCGTTCCTCCATACATTCCTTGATTACGACATCAAGTACGGGACGCTGGAGATTACCTCCGAGACCTGTCAGGGATGCGGGCAGACCTTCGACTCCACGGAGTTGACGGGCGCTCAACCGACATGCCCTGACTGCGGGGGTACATCGTTTCAACCGGCGACGGACCCGCTCACAGGCCAACCCATCTCGCGGACAGAACTCAAGGGCGTGCCCGCGACAATCGCGATGTCGCCTCTTGAGATTTGTTTCCCCAACTCCTACACCCGGTTCAGCGATGTGCCGTGTGTGGTGAGGGGACGTTGGCGGACGAAGCGCTACTACGAAAGCCAGCCGCACCTCAAGGATGTGGTGGGTCAGGTGAAGTGGCAGAAGTCGCCTAGCGACCATTCGCTGGCGCTCTACACGGGTCTCGCCCAGATGAACGACCTCGGGATTACCTCGGGCTATGGGCTCGATGGGAGTGGTCGAGGCAATGCGGACACAGACGGCGTAGCGGAATACGAAGTCTGGATGAAGCCCACTGACAAATACCCGGATGGGCTGGTCTTCCGCGTCATCATGGACGAGAGCCCGCTCATCGTTCACTCAGAGGACACCGAAGGACTGCCGGGACCGCTCCCCTACAAGGACGCGAAGGGCAGACCGTTGTTCACCTTTGCCCACGCGACGTTCGAACCGGTCGGCGGGCGCATCCTGGGCTCAGGCCCGCTCGACGTTATCATCCAGAAGCAGGACCAACTCAATCAGTTGGATTCACACACGCTACTCTGCCTGTCGAGGACGGCGAACCCCGTCATCCTCGAACCGAAGGGCGCAGAGATTCAGCGCATGACTGGGATGCCGGGTGCGGTGTGGAAGTGGAATCCCCTCACGGTCGGCGGCAATGCGAAGCCGGAACGGTGGGCGGGCATCCCCATTGACGCCAGCATCATGTCGTTGCGGGAGCAGTATCTCCGGGATATCGAGGAGTTGGCGGGAACCTTTGACATCCTGAAGGGCATGAAGCCCGCGGGTGTTGAGGCGTTCAGTGCGCTTCAGTTATTGGTGGAGCGGTCGCAGGCGCGGTTTGCATCGGTGTTCCAGTCGAGGGGCGCGGCCTACAAGGAGTGGGTGAAGTTTGCGCTCGAACTGGAGCGGGCGTACGGGCCAGCCGAACGCACCCAAGCCATCTTCACCCCGGCGCGGAAGTGGACGTTCAAGACGTTCAAGGCCGCAGACCTCGGGGGCGATGTGACGGTGGTGGTCGAGGACGGCTCAACGACACCCAAGACCAGTCTGGGTATGCGGGCATCCGTGGAGCATGCGAACGGACTGGGCCTCCTCAACATGAGAGACCCGGACCAGCAGTACAAGGCGCTCCAGTTGTTCGGGCTCACGAAGATGGTCCCGACTCTGGACATCCACATGCAGTCGGCGCTTCAGAAGCAGTCGGCATTCGAGAAGTGGGTGACAAACAAGGCCGTGGTGAACGCCGCAGTTGCCATCGCTCAGGAGCAACAGGCGCTCTACGAGCAGGCGCTTCAGCAGGCGCAACAGCGGCTCACGAGTCAGCAGCTTGCAGGAACGACGGACCCGTCAAGTCCGCTTCCGGCTCCGCTACCGTTGCCGCCTCCACCCCCATCACCGCTCGACGGGACGCCCCTGAAATGGCAACCCTGGTATAACCCACAGATTCATCTTCAGGAGTTCGAGAAGTGGGCGAACGGGGATAGGGTCCGCGATTTGATGGCCCAGAACCCGGCTGTCGAGAACTTCCTCCGCATGCACATGCAGGAGATTCTCCAGGCCATGCCCGCGCCGACAGAAGCAACTCCCGCGCCAGTTCCACAGGGCGGTGGAATGGCGATGAAGAACTCGAATACGAACTCGGCTCCCCTCGCGGTTCCGGGTAAGCAGTCTCCCCCAAGCAAATAGTGTACCATTGAGGTACACACTTATGCTATACTTGAGATAGGAGTGGCGGGGAGGTATTTTGCCTCCCCGAAGCTCGTCATCCCTGTGCTCACGCAGGTAAAACTGGAGTAGATGAACGATGCTGAAGAGTTTTGTTGAACGTCTGTTGGGTATGTCTGTCCTCCTCGATGCGGAAGGTGATGCAGGAGGCGGCGGCGGAACCCCGGACGGTGGAACACCCGTAGCCGACAACAACGGCAAGCCACAAGCGGGTGATGGCGGCGGCAAACCGGATACCGGGGGCAAGCCCGACTCTGGCGGGAATCGCAGACCAGAAGATGACCCTCGCGTCAAAGGATTGCTCGCAGACCTGAAGAAAGAACGCGAAGCGAGACAGCGGTACGAACGAGACCACGCAGCACGGACGGAAGAACTGGAGCGCGAACGTAAGCGTGTCCGGGCGCTGTCGGGCCTCGACAACCCCTCCAAGGAAGAGCAAGACGATGCGGCGATTCGTGCCCGCATGGAAACCCTCTACCCGTGGATGAAGGGACTCACTCAAGAGGATATCGATGCTATCCGAGAGTCCCGCGGCCAAGCCGAAGAGTTTCGCAACGCGACCACGCATCAATGGAAAGCCCACGGCACGAAGATGCTCGGGGCGGTTTCCGCAAGTCTCCAGAAAGCCCTTGGCGGCAAACTCAGCGACCGTCAGACCGCTCGCATTCACCAAGCGTATGTTGAGGAAGCGCGGAGCAATCCGGACTTTCTTGCGCGCCATGAGTCGGGCGATATGGACCTCGTTGACGAGTTCGTCAAGGAGTGGCTGGACGACTTCGTAGAGCCCGGACGCCGGTCAGCGCTGCAACAGGAAACACAGCAGCGTCGGCCTCGGGTTCCCAGCGGCAAAGACCGCAGCATCGTCGGGCAAGACAATAAACCAATCGACGTGAAGGATGACAAGCAAGTGGGCGATGTCCTGGTTGCAGGATTTA